CAACCTAACTCTAATGCAAACGAGTTAATGGCTGTGTTTGAGAAGTTCTCAGAGCGCGCTGACGAAGATACAATGATTCCTAAGTATATGACAGGCGGACACACTCCGGGCGCCAGCAGAACGTCTTCAGGGCTCTCTATGCTGATTTCTAACGCTGGTAAGGGTATTAAGCAAGTTATCAATAATATCGACCAGAACGTGATTATACCGGCAATTGAACGCTTGTATCACGATAACTTACGTTACTCTGAAGACCCAGACTTAGTTGGTGACGTGAATATCAATGCACGTGGCGCATCTAGCTTAGTAGTGAAAGAAGCAGAAGCTATCCGTCGCAATGAGTTCCTACAACTTGTATTGAACAGCCCAGTGGCGCAACAGATTGTTGGTATGGATGGGGCAGCGGAGCTATTACGCGAAGCAGCTACTAACCTAAACACTAACCCAGACCGTATTGTACCTGACCGCCAGAGAATGACGCAGATGCAACAACAGCAACAGGTTATTCAACAATTACAACAGCAATTAGCTATGATGACTGGCGAGATGCAACAACAAGGTCCAGAAGGTCAACCCGTGCAACCTAAGAATATGTTTGACGATGGTTCGCAAGTAGGTGGGCGTGAGAGTAATTTTGTGAGCCCGCGTCCAAACGGGGCTTGACGGTTAGTAGGTACTAGGTTTATCATATGAGTATATTTCTAGGGAACAAGCCCGAGAAGAAACATGTCCAAGCTCTTTATAGATGTAAGGGTGAGGACATGAAGAATTTAGTTGAGTTGATGGCTATCAAGCTAGAAGAATTAAAAGAAAGTCTTGTAGTAGCTACCGACACACAACAAATACACAGATTGCAGGGAAAAGCGTCTGTGATAAAAGAATTCCTCGAAGCGGTTGAAAAATCGTCAGAGGTGTTGGAGCGTTATAGATAACGCATTTTAATAATCCGAGCAAACCATTACGTGAAACGCACACCGTTATAGGAGCGTGAAGCAGAGTTGGAGCTAATAGGAGTATGTTATGGCATTACCACGCCAAGTTGAAGCAAAGCTCAAAGAGCTTGAGGCAATTGAGAAGCAGTTACAACCAGAAACAGAGACGCAAGAAACTACAGAGGGACAAGCCGAGGCTGTTCACAAAGTCGAAGAAAATGCCGAATCTGTCACTGAAGTAACAGAGCCAGAACAAGAACCAGAGGTCGTAGAGGCGGAGCCAGCGAAAGCGGAGGAAGAGCCACAAAAACCAGAAGAAGACGCTGCTGTTTGGAGACAGAAGTACAAAACCCTACAGGGTATGTATGACAAAGAGGTCCCAAGGTTGCACGCTGAGGTGAAAGACTTAAAGGCAGAGCTATCGACGCTCAGCGCTAAGTTAGAAACCAAAGATGAGCAAAAGAAACAGCTAGAGTCTCTGGTTACAGATGAAGACGTACAAAACTTCGGAGAAGACCTTATAGAAGTTCAGCGCAAGGTCGCCAAAGAAGTCGCCGCTGAGTATGATGCTAAGTTACAAGCGTATGAAGCTAAAATAGCCGCGCTAGAACAGAACATCGGAACTACTCAGTCAAGTGTAGCTGAGTCGTCGTTTGAAGCTAAGTTACATCGTCTCGTGCCTGATTTTGATGCTGTTAATACAGACCCGAAATGGATAGCATGGTTAGACGAAGTAGACCCAGTTTTACGAGGGCCAAGACGCACTGTGGCAGAACAAGCATTTACCTCGGGTGATGCGGAAGGCGTGGCATACTACGTGGACATGTTCAAGAAGAGCATGGCACCAGAGCCTACACCAGAAGTAGAGAAGCCGAACAAAGAGCTTGAACGTCAAATTCAACCTAGTCGTAAAGCGTCTAGTGCAACGCCTACGTCACAGAAGGGCAAAGTATATTCAGCGAATCAAATCGCGAATATGTTTAAGAAAGCTGTAACGTTGAGTAGCACAGGCCGTATCGAAGAGGCTAACAAACTTGAAGCTGAAATTGACGCCGCATACATGGAAGGCCGTGTAAGTGGCTAATAACCAAATCTGTTAAACATAAATTAAGGAGGCCATCATGGCTGCTGTTTATCCTGTAACTGGCGATTTCGCCACTAGTCAGAGCTACTCTGGCGCATTCATCCCTACTCTTTGGTCGGGCAAATTATTAGCTAAGTTCTACCAGAACACTATTCTTTCAGAAGTCACTAACACTGACTACGAAGGTGAGTTGAAGAACCAAGGCGATACTGTACGTATTCGTTTAGCGCCTTCAATCTCTATTCAAGACTACACTGCTGGTCAGTCTTTGAACTACGAAGTACCTGAGCCTATCTTCCAAGATATGCAAGTTAACAAAGGTAAATACTTTGGTGTTCAAGTAAACGACGTATTAGCATATCAGTCTGACATGGAATTAATGAACATGTTTACTGAAGACGCTGCTAAGCAACTTAAAATCTCGATTGAAAATGAAGTTTTCTTCAACACTTTCGTGACTGAAGGCCCTGCTGCTGCAAACGAAGGCGCAAATGCCGGTGCTATCTCTGGTTCTTATAACCTTGGTACTGACGTTGCCCCAATCGACCAGTCTACTGCTGAGAACGTATTAAACGCAATCTTACGTATGGCTTCTGTTCTTGACGAGCAAAACGTACCAGAAGATGGCCGTTTCTTAATTATCTCTCCATATGACCGTCACTTGTTAATGCAGTCTAACATTGCACAAGCGTACTTCTCTGGCGACAGTGCTTCTACAATCCGTACTGGTAAAATCGGCCAGTTAGACCGTTTCTCTGTATACGTTTCTAACTTATTACCTAAAGGTGAAGCTGGTAAAGCATTAGTATCTGGTTTAGACGCTACTTCTGGTGGTGCTACTTTAACTAACGCTAAAGCACGTCGTACAATGATTGCTGGTACTAGCCACGCAACTTCATTCGCAATGACTGTTGATAAGACTGAACCTCTACGTAACCAAACTGATTTCGGCGACATCGTTCGTGGTCTTGCAGTTTACGGTCGTAAAGTTGTTAAGCCTGAAGCATTAGTAGTAGCTCAAGTTGGCTCTGCTAGCTAAGATAACATTTATAGTGTTATAATCTAAGGGAGCTTCGGCTCCCTTTTTGTTTATGGAGAAAAAAATGAACGTTTTAGAGTTAATGAAACAACTTAATGGTGAGATTTTAGCGAATAAAGCACGTGTCACTTACGATGGCAAAGTAGAAATTATTGGCCGGTTAATGGGTACTGAGTGGGAAATCACTGAGCGTGGCATGAAAATTTCGCATGAGTACAACGTGAAGAAAGCCAACGAAGCGCCTAAGAAAGAAAAGAAAGACGCGCCTACTAAGACTTCAACTAGAACTCGCAAAACAGCGAAATAGTTGGTAGAATTAAACTAGCGTATTGTATGTGAGGCTAACATGATTAGTATAGATGAGTTTTTTCCGCGAGTATTGCCGTATGTGCCCGGTTGTTCCGAGCCTTTGGCACGTCAAGCTATCCTTGATTCAGCTACTCGTTTTTGCGAGAAGACGTTAATATTACGCCAATCTTTAGATAGCTTCAACACAATTAAAAATTTAGTTAGTTACGACTTAGAGTCACCCAATAGTCAGATGCGCGTTGCACGTGTGCTAAGTGTAACTATTGATGGCAAAGAGATTAAGGGTATCTTCGAGGAAGATGTACCGATGTTATCTGATAACGAAGGCAAACCCACAGGTTTCTACACTACTCGTGTGGATTCTGAGTTCGTACTTAATTTGTACCCTAAACCCGATGACAGGTACAAAGTCGTTGTTACAGTCGCGTTAGCTCCAACTAAGACAGCTACCGCACTAGAAAACGATTTATATGACATCTGGTCTGAAGGGGTCATTTGCGGGGCTATCGCACGCATCGCGAAAGTGCCTAATATGCCGTTCTCAAGCATGGATGTTGCCATGATGAAAGAAGCAGAAACGGCTAAGTATTTACAAGAATCACGCGTTGAGAGTTACTACGGCCGCGTCCGTGGTGGTACTCGCGTAAAAACTCGACCATTAGTGAGGTAATCCATGGCTTTATCAGCTCAATCTATCGTTCGCCGTGTAGTAGACACACTGCAAGATACGACCTCAGTTCGTTGGCCTATTCCTGAGCTAGTCCGCTACCTCAATGATGGTCAGCGTGAGGTAATCCTATACCGCCCAGACGCGTCTAATAAAAATTCGACACTTACCTGTACGGCAGGTGCGAAACAAACGCTACCGGCTGACGCATCTAAATTAATTGACGTAATACGCAACTCAGGCGCTAACTCTTCTGACGAAGCTGTTCGCCAAGTACCACGCGAAATTTTAGATACGCAAATCCCTAACTGGTACAGCTTAGCGGGTGTAGACACAATCGTGCACTATACTTATGACCCTCGTGACCCTAAAGTGCTGTATGTATATCCGCCCGCAACCACTTCGGCGAAACTTGAGATTAATTACTCAGCTTTCCCAACTGATGTTGTTGAGCCAGCAGATGGTTCTGACTACACAGATGTAGCGGGGAATATTGATATTCCTGATATTTACGGCAACGTACTTATCGACTATATCCTATACCGTGCCTACACTAAAGATAGTGAGTACGCTGGTAACGCTCAACGAGCGCAAGCACACTACGCTGCTTTCTCGAACGCATTAGGTATCGAGCTTCAAGGTACATCTGGCGCAGCACCAAAAGTCTAGGAGTAACTAATGGCTTATATGAGTACAATAAAACTCGTCGCTGGAGATACACTACCAGACATTCGCTTCGACTTAAAAGACGCGAATAAAGGCGCAGATGGTGCTACTTACGATGTTAACGATGCTTCTACATGGGCACCGATAGATTTAACCGACGGCACCGCGCGCCTAATTGTACGTGAGCAAGGCGCAGAAACAACACTTAGTAGCATCACAGGCATAGTTCAAGACGCAGCTAATGGTGCCGTTATATTCCCTCTGGCCAATACACCGTTTACGTCTGGTGGTCTTTACGAAGGTGAAGTAGAGATAAGCTATTTAGGCGGTGGTATACAAACTATGTACGACCTAGTTAAGTTCAAGGTCCGAGGTGACTTCGATTAGAGGTAGATATGCAACGTATAACGCCGGTAGTAACGTACCAAAAAGGTAGCTTCATAGCTTCATACCCATTATTGGCTAGTGGTGATATAATCACAGGCATACTACTAGAGTTCATACAGGACTACGCTGTTGACTCAACGTATTTCGCACAAGACTATGTTGGGTACAGAGTACCACTATAGAATTAAGCACAGGAACAGAATATGTCTGATATTACACTGAGATTAGTTAAACAGTCTCCACTTACTAACCAAGAGTTAGATAACAACTTCGCTAATCTGAATGCTGATAAGTACCAAGCTGGAGACGCAGCGCAGCTTCAAAGTGTACAATTATCAGGCATGGTTTCTGGAATGGAGTGGAACGGTGCTGAAGGTGCTGTTGATGTACCACTTAGTTCTGATGTTACGTTACAGCTAGGCCAAGAGTTCGTATTCTACGCGAAAGCTACAGAAGCCATTACTAATGGCGATGTTGTGATGTTCGCTGGGGCGCAAGGCGGTCACTTACTCATTAAGAAGTGTGATATGTCAGCGCCTAACTTCGACCCATCTCACGTAGTTGGCTTAGCCACACAAGATTTGACCAATAATGAATTCGGCTATATAACTTCAATCGGTAGAGTAAGAGACTTAGATACTTCAGAATATCCTGAAGGTACTATTCTGTACGCCGACCCAGATACAATCGGTGCAGTATCTACAGAGATTCCTACGCCACCCAATCACATTATCCAAGTCGGTGCGGTTGTAAAAAGCCACGCCAACAATGGGATAATCCTTACTCGTATTACGCACTCACCAGACAGTGACGAAGTGCCTGAAGGCTCTAATAACTTATACTTCAGCGCGCTAAGAGCTGTCACAGCGATAAAAGCGGATGAC